GTGGGTGTGGGTGCCGGATTGGCAGAAATGAATCCCATATTGGGAGTGGCACCAGAACCTGTGACAGTTGTGACATTCTTTGTGGCCAGAAACATACTACACGAAATGACCACTAGGAAATTACCTGAGAAATATCGGGACAATTGGTTGATAGGATCCATATTCCTACAGGCAGGCGCAGTGGTAAACAATTTAATGATATTAGGAGGCCTATGATACTATTGGTTTGCAGTTTGTTATTGGGTGGTTGCAAAGATGTGGTCACGCCAATACAGGATATGTTGGTATGTACGGAAGAGATGCAAAAGAATTATACCTGTAGCCCCCAAGGCAATCCAGATGCGGTGTATAACACCCATGATGTTAGGATCATAGGTGACAAAACCTATTCAGTCCAGATCCGACCGGACGGATCTGTGGGTGACATAATAGAGATGAGATAAATAACATTGTGCAAGAGCATTTGGCATAATGCTCCCTGCTTTATAACTCATCGCTCTTGCATTTACTCTATTTGTATTGACATAGTAGAACCCCTCTGTTATAAGCCATTTCAGAGGGGTTTTTACTTGACTTTGCTAAATATATTTTGTAAAATAAAGAGACATATGGCAATTAAGGATAAAGAAGCAACGAATAACCAGAAGGAAAAATAAAATGAAAATACAAGCAACAAGATCAGTATATCAAAACCCGCATCAAGCAAATCTAACATCCACTAACATCAGACCTGTGCCACCTTACACACAGGAAGACATCCACGACGCATTTGAAAATCTCAGCAACCAGATCTACAACCTGGGTGGTGATCTCATAGCCCACAATCATATAATGCGAGATGGATCAGATTATATGTCAAAATCATTTGAATGGTATCCACAGAAGAAAAGGGTCAAACAGAGAAATGGCAAGTATCAGATGCAGAAGAAAAGATTTGTGACAAGAACCCACAGATTGAGACACAAGACAGGACCACGCAATGGTGAGGTGTACACAGTCAGTGAGCTGTTGCTAATGTTGGAAGACAAGATCAACCACACAATGAAAGGCAACAACAAACAACTGCAGGACTTCACAGAAGCCATGTTGCATCGTAGCAACCTCAGTTTGAAATGGTTCAAGGACCTGGCTGAAAAATATTTTGGTCATGACATACACTGCCAACGCAGACCAGATCGCACATACGACTGTGTAGAACACTGCAACACACATCAATGGCACAAAAAATTTGATGAAGCCTATATCAAGATAGATTGGGTCTAACTAAATACAGTTGATTGAATCAATCAGGCCCAAAGAGGGACTTGGGCCACTGTAAAAGGAGACTGCGATGCCAAAACATCATATGAGAAAATCATCAAAATCATCTAAGAAAAAATCAAAGAGAGCAGGATCTCGAAAAAGATCTAGAGGTTAAGCATGATAGAGGCCATAGATTTATTGGTTAAACTATGGCCTGTATTACTAGGCTTCATAATCTTGATAGTCACACTAGCACAATCACACTACAGGATCAAGGTGTTGGAAGAGAAAGTGAAAACATTGTTTGATTTGGTAAATCAATGGCGCAAATAGATTGGTTGGAATACTTTGAATCTATCCAGCAGGTATGCCCATGGAGCCTGCAGTCATTCCATTCTGGCCGTATAGATTTCGTACCTTTCACTTGGGAAGGAATCAAAGCCAGAGATGCCACTTGGCACAGGCACACTTCCGCAGACTTTGACGCAGTGGTGTATCAGATGCTACCAGAGACAGACATTGATGAAATGGATTTTATATGTGCCTACATGGAACACTCACCACACTGCATATACTTCTGGAGCCATCCAGACCACACCAAGGGCGGCCACAACCAGGCACCGGTGCCCATCATCATACAACAGGACAAAGAGGGTTTGATCAAGGCCCGTGCCAGTCTTAAGAAGACTAAATAACACTAACACAGCACTAATGCTGGAAATAATACCTTAAAGGAGGGTTTTACACTATGACTGAAGTGGAACAAAACACAGTTGAGCCAACTGAGGCTCAAGCAACAGAAACAGAAGCGGTCGCTTCTGAAGAAACAACTCAGGAACAAAAGTTCAGCCAGAGCGATGTGGACAAGATCGTTGCTGATCGTATTGCCAGAGAACGGAGAAAGTTTGAAAAGCGATATGAAGGCGTTGACATTGACACATACAAAGAACTTACTGCAAAACAGGAAAAAGAAAGAGAAGACCGTCTCAAAGCCAAAGGTGATTTTGAGAAGATCCTTAAAGAGACAGTGGACAAGAAAGACACCACTATCAGAACTTTACAGGGTCAGATTGAAACCATCAAGGTTGATGGTGCTCTTGTAGATACGGCATCTAAATATCGTGCTATATCTCCCGCTCAAGTGGTCCAACTGCTTAAAAACCAAGTTAGACTGAATGAGTCAGGTGATGTAGAGGTAGTAGATGCAAAAACAGGTCAGACTAGATATGGTGAAGATGGAACACATCTCACAATTGACAGCCTGGTCAAGGAATTTATGACTGCTAACCCACATTTTGTGGCGGCCGGTCCAGCAGGATCAGGTACCACATCAAAAGTTGGTGAATCAGGTGCTGGCAAAAACTTAGACATTAGTAAACTAGACATGACCAAACCAGAAGATAGACAGCGATACGCTGAATATCGTAAAACACAAGGTATTGGTCAATAAATTGTAAAAGGAGACCATAACAATGGCAAATTCAACAACTACATCTTTAGCCAGTTTAATCTCACCTATTGTTCAAGAAGCATTATTCACTGCCAATGAGCAATCTGTGATGAGAGGCCTGGTTAGAAATTACACAATCGCAAACAACACAGGTAAAGTGGCACAGGTGCCGATCTATCCTGTATTGACTGCAGAAGATATTGCTGAAGGCACTGACCTATCAGGTACATCAGCAGATCAATCAATCACTACAACAACTAAAAACATCACACTAAAAGAAGTTGGTATCATGACTAACTTGACTGACTTCATCAGAGACACATCAGAGCAAAATGTTGTAGCTCACTTGGGAAGACTTTTTGGTAACGCTATTGCTAAGAAAATGGACACAGACTTAACTGCTCTGTTCTCAAGCTTATCAGTAGAAAAAGGTCCAGGTGCTGGTGCGGAACTAACAATTGAAAATATGTTCCAAGCGGCGGCTGAACTAAGAGCCAACAATGCTCCAGGTATGTACTACGGTGTGTTCCATCCAAAAGCAATCTACAATGTTAAAAAAGCATTAACTAACACTTTCTCAGGTGCACAAAACATCACTGACTTAGGTAATGAAGCACTAAGACAAGGTTATGTTGGTACTATTGCTGGCATTCAAATATTTGAATCAAACAATGTATCAGTAGATGTATCAGATGATGCCGTTGGTGCTGTGTTCTCAGCAGAATGTTTTGGTGTTGCTATGCAAAACGACCTAAACATTGAAATGCAAAGAAACGCATCTCTAAGAGCAGAAGAAGTGGTTGCAACAGCAAGATACGGTGTAGCAGAATTATTTGATGATACTGCAACAGCGAAATATGGTGTTAAAATGACATCAGACGCACTTACAAACTAATAATGCAAATATTATGGGGAGTTTCGGCTCCCCATAAACTCAAGGAGATACAACCATGGCGATGAGCACAGACACAGATGTTTTAGCATACGAACCAGACATACACACATATGGTATCCAGAGCTTTGCTGACGAACACGCAAAGACACAGGCAGACATTGAAAGAATTTTAAGGATTGACTGGTGGCCAAGACACCGTAATGTGCTTGACCAATACAGAACTACCACAACATCCGTGGAAATGGATGCCACAAAATTAACAGAATCACAGTTCACAAGGGCCGCAGTTTACCATGTGTTGTCCTATTACATATTACCAAAGTTATCAAAATTCACGCCAGATGGTGATGTGTTCAGAGAGAAGATGGAATACTACAGGGCCAGATTCCAGGAAGAAATAAATTACATCCTCAGAGATGGACCAGAATACGATTTTAATAATGATGGTTCTGTCACAGATTCAGAGAAACAACCAGTACACTACAACAGATTGGTGAGATAGATGGCCAACACTAGAGAACAGATAGCAAACGACATAGTGGCAGTGTTGGAGTCAGTCACAAACCCAGTCACGATCAGATTTGTTTCAAGACAGCCATCAACCGCTATAGATCTGTCAGACAAGCAGTATCCAGCGGTGTTTGTGAGATCCGGACAGGAAGAGCGTACTGATGAATCAATGGCATCAAGCACATCAAGATTTGGTCGTATTGACTACACCATCACAGGATTCATCAAAGCAGAAGGTGAACAGAATATGGACACTGAGAGGAACAATCTCATTGAAGCCATAGAAGAGGCATTGGAAGCAGATCGTAAGCGAAACAATCTGTGTATGAACAGTTCGATAACCAACATCACAACAGATGAAGGTGATCAGTTCCCCATAGCCAGAATTGATATAAACTACCAAGTTTTATATAAATACACACGAGGAACAGTTTAATGAGTAAAAGAAAAATTATAGTTGATGGTGAGGTGAAATTGGTATCTTTTGAAGAGTGGCAAAAACACTCAGACAAAGACACAAAGCCAAAAAAATCCAAAGCCAAACTGTCGATCAAAGATGTTCAAGTTGATAGTGATCCAATCAATATTGAACCAAAAGAACAGGATCAAAACAATTCGGAGGAATAATAAATGAGCACATTTACAGGACACGCAGGTGTTATCCAAGTGGGTGGTAACAATGTTGCTGAAGTAAGATCATTTACGATCGAACAGAGCCAAGCAACCATTGAGACCACAGCCATGCAGGCTTCTGGTGATTCAACAACATCAGTGAACGCAACTTACAAAGCAGGACCAACAAGTTTCACAATCTCAGGTGACCTATACTTTGACGGCGACGACACAAACGGTCAAGCCGCTTTGGAAGGTGCCATGGACGCAGGTGGTGGATCAACAGGAATACAATTCAAAGTGTATCCAGCAGGTGTTGGTGCTTCAGATGGTAAAGCGTTTTATGGTAATGCTATCATGACTTCATTCTCAATATCAAGTTCAGTGGACGGCGCAGTAGAGGCTTCATTCTCTGCACAAGGCACTGACGCATTGATAATGAATGACGCTGACGCAGTAGTTACAGCATAAGGATAGACCTTATGTTGCGAATCCGTAGAGCAAACAAGGCCAACATTGCCGACTTGACCAAGGCAGTGGAAGCAGTTTTTTCACGGATCGCACAGAACACTCTTACCATTGCAAAACAGAACACTCCGATTAGATCTGGTAGGGCTCGTAAGTCATGGACTGAAAAGCCCACCAAAACTGGTTTCGAAGTGCAAAATTCTGTGCCTTACATAGAGCAACTGGAAAAAGGTCGTTCTAAACAGGCACCGCAAGGTATATTAAAACCTACTACCAGGTCAGTGAGTCGTAAGATCTCACAAACGGGT